AAAGTAGAGTAGGAATTTAAGATGGCGTTTGAGGTTAAAAAAATAGATCCAATAGACTTGCAGCCTAGAAAGGCTGTTGGTGTATCACTACCCTTTTCCGGTAATGCAGTTTTTAACCAAACATTTCAAACAAAAGATGCTGTAAAGACCAATCTTATAAATTACTTTTTGACAGGTAGAGGAGAAAGGTACCTTAATCCAACCTTTGGAAACCGGTTACAAACTTTACTATTTGAACAATTAACTCAAGATAAAGTAAGAGAAATAAATGCAGTTGTAAAAAGAGATTTACAAATTTATTTTCCCAAAGTACAACCTGTAGAAATTACAACAACAGGTATACCGGATACCAACACAGTTCAATTTGTTTTAAAGTATACCATTAGGGATACAAACATTGAGGATGAAGTTATTATTAACATAGAACAGTAATGGCTGAAGAAAAAGACATAAAGTACATTAACAGAGAGTTTGGAGACTTTAGAGAGCAACTTATTGAGTATGCTAAAAACTACTTTCCAGATTCATATAATGACTTTTCTCCTACATCACCTGGAATGATGTTTATTGAAATGGCTTCATATATTGGGGACGTTTTATCATTTTACCAAGATACCCAACTTCAAGAAACGTTTTTACAGTATGCTAAAAACCCATCTAACTTATACACGTTAGCGTATATGATGGGTTATAGACCTAAGATTTCCTCTGCAGCTGAGGTAGATTTGACAGTAACACAAAGGGTACAGGCAACTGGAGTTAACTATACCCCTGATTGGAATCAGGCAATAAAAATATCAGAAAATGCAACAGTAAGTGCAACTGTTGGTGACAACCTTACATTTGTTACCCAAAACGTTGTAGACTTCAAGTTTAGTAGTTCATACGATAATACTGATATAAGAATACACTCTTTAGATGACGGTAATCCTGCTGAATATATTCTTACAAAGAAAGTAAAAGCAATTTCAGGTAATATACAGACTACCACACAAACCTTTACTGCTGCAGAAAAATTTACAACTGTTGAGATTACTGATAATAACGTTATAGGTATACTGGATGTTACAGATAGTGACGGTAATGTTTGGTACGAAGTACCTTTTCTAGGACAAGATACGCTGTTTGACACAGAAACAAACACCAACCCAGACACTAACTTAGTACCTAACATACTAACTCTTAAAAAAGTAGAACGTAGATTTGTTACTAGATTTACTTCTAAAGGCGTTCTACAGTTACAATTTGGGAGTGGTATTTCAACTCAATCAGATACTGAAATTATACCTACACCGGAGACTATACAAGATAATTCATCGTGGGCAAACACAAATCAATACTTTACTGCCTACGACCCATCTAACTTCCTATTTACTAAATCGTACGGAGTAGCTCCTTCTAATACAACGTTAACCATACGGTACTTAACTGGAGGTGGGGTACAGTCAAACGTACCTTCAAATACTATAACAACTATTGGAACTATTGTAACCTCTGCCACAGATGATACATATGTAGGGACTCTTACGTTTAATAACGAACAACCCGCCCAAGGTGGTAAAGATGGAGATAGTGTAGAAGAAATAAGACAAAACTCATTAAGATCTTTTGCTGAACAACAACGTACCGTAACATTGCAAGATTACGTAGTACGTTCTTTATCACTACCTGCACAATATGGTTCGATTGCTAAATCTTACGCTACACAACAAGCTACAGTCTCTAACCAAAGTATGACTAGTCAAAATCCATTAGCTATTTCTCTTTATGTTTTAGCTTATAATAATGCAGGTAAGTTAATAACAGCATCACAGAGTTTAAAGAACAACCTAAAACAGTATCTATCTCAGTTTATGATAGTAACAGATGCGGTTGACATAAGAGATGCATTCGTTGTTAATATAGGAGTACAATTTGAGATTGTGACACTACCTAACGTATCAGCTAGAGACGTACTTCTTAAGTGTAACAATGAACTAAAGACACATTTCAACATAGCACGTTGGGGTATTAATCAACCGATAAACCTATCTCCTTTATATACCATGTTGGATAGGGTAAAAGGTGTACAAACAGTTAAAAATATAACTATTGACAACAAAGCCGGAGGTAACTATTCAGAATTTGCTTACGATGTTAAAGGAGCCACTAAAAATAACGTAGTATATCCTTCTTTCGATCCTTGCTGTTTTGAGGTAAAGTACCCTGATATTGATATTGAAGGAAGAGTAACAACATTATAATATGGCAGTATATAGAATTTTTCCTGAAAAAGACACATTTATCTTTAGTGAACCAACTATTGCAGGTACTTATGGTAATGCAGGTAAAGATGAGATATTAGAAATAGGAGGGTATCCAGATGCTAACTTAGACGCAAGATCTAACCGTACACTCATTCAATTCTCCACTGATGACATACTTAGTACGCTTAACTCAAAAGTAGACAGTAGTTGGACTGCTAATTTGCATTTATCATTAGCTGAAGCAGGAGAGTTACCTCAAAGCTATACTCTGTATGCTTACCCTATATCTCAATCATGGACAAACGGAACTGGTAAAAGAGATGACAGACCAGTAAACATAACAGGAGTAACGTGGAAACATTTAGATTCACAAACTACTGAATGGAGTAACTTAGGTGCTGATTTTATTACGTCATCCGTATCCGGCAGCCAAACTCACGGTATTAGTTCAAACCACGATGTCGATATAGATATTACTTCAATTGTAGACCAACACTACAGTGGTTCTTTAAACAATAACGGTATACTTGTAAAACTTGATGATACATTAGAACAGGAAACTACATCATCAATCAACCTTAAATACTTTAGTTCGGATACACATACTATCTATCCACCGTATTTAGAATTCAGGTGGGACGACTCCACATATAGTACGAATCTTTCAGAGTTAAGCACTGATATTGCTACTATAACTATTAAAAACCATAAGGAGAAATACACGGACTCAGATAAAGTAAGATTTAGATTATCTGCTAGACCTAAATACCCTACAAGAACATTCACCACTTCGTCAATCTACTTACAAGAGTATGCGTTACCTCAAGAATCTTATTGGGGTATAAAAGATGAGTTTACTGAAGAAATGGTAATTGACTTTAATAATGACTATACTAAGGTTAGTGCTGATAACACAGGATGTTTTTTCGACGTATACATGGACACATTACAACCAGAAAGATTTTATAGGTTATTGGTTAAAACCGCACTAGATAGTAATACAGTTGTAATAGATAATAAAAATATCTTTAAGGTAACTAGACATGGCTAATGAAGTTCGTTTACAAAAAACAGTATTCAAAAAAGATAATTTCGATAAAGTCGTCGATAGATCTTTTAAAACCTTTGCACAGCCAATAGCCGTAGAAGATTTACCAACCGTTGAAGAGTTTTTCAACCTATACGAACAGTTGTACTTCGAAATTCCCATTGAAGGAGTAACTCAATCACACCAGTACCTCATACAAAGAAGTTCTGAACTAATAGATTTTCAGAAAGATACAGATGATATACAACCTCTATTAGATGAAATAGCTATACTAAGAGAACAAATATTAGAATACCAACAACAGTTAATAGAGGCCAACACACCAGAGTAATAGATGTCTGAAACTAAATACATAGTAACTCAACTAAACGCAGGAGACATTGCCGATGTTAAAAACATTGGTTCAAAGGATTCTAACCTCATTGGTACCTTTGGAGTAAATTCTCTCTACACTCAAGGTGTACACAATACTGAACTCCATTTTTATTCTTTCGACGGTACATTATTAAGAAGTGTACAGAACTTTAAAAACTTTTCACAACTAGGAGATGCAGCTAGTGCAGGAAAAGAAGGTGCTTCTAGTCTTAACCTTAAACCATCTGTTGATGCAGTAGAAAATGGGTATGAGAATGGAGGTATAAGACTACTTTATAGATTTACCAGCAACCTTTTTACCACTTCATTAAAACAGCCTAAACTGTTTATAGAAAGTATTTCTCCAGATAGAACGGAAATACGGGCTTTATCCACACAGCTAACAGAAGAAGAATTAAGTACAGGTACCGAGTCAATAAAAAGTAAATTAAATTCTAATTCATACTTTTCTGAATTTTTTATTAACTTTAACGACAATAGGGTTGCATTATGTACCAATATTGACACTGAATTAACTAGTAAAGGGGTAAGCGTAGTATTTAAACTATACCAACCACTTTCAGATCAATTTACAATTAATGATAGTTTCACAGTTGAAGAAGAGGTAAGTGATGAAGTACTTTTTGAAGTCAATGTTGAAGTACAGCAAGATACTATAAAAGTACCCTTTATAAAAGGTCCTAATTTTGATGTAGAATTATTAGAGGATAACACAAACACTACTGAGTTTTTTAACTTTAACGAATTATTTAGTTACCCAGTTACTAGTTCATATTACGAACTCCGTTCTCTATTTAGTGAAAAAAGTGCACAAATTGCAATTGACCATACAGACTATAGTTCCTTTATACACTTTTCATCTGCTGAAGAAAGGTTAAGAAACTTTAAATATAAGTTAGACTTAATTGACTCCTACCAAACTAGTATATCCACAATTAAAAACACAGGGTATGTTAAAAACGGTATTACCGGTAGTTTAGACTATTACGAAGGGTTAGTAAAGGGTGTTGTAGATAATTTTGACCATTACGACCGTTTTCTGTACTATGAAAGTGGTTCTAACTCTTGGCCGAAACAAAGTTTAACAAGACCATATATTAACCAGCAGTCAACAACCACTGAATCTGCCAACTGGTTTACAAATCAATTAGTGACGGCATCAACTTACGATGTTAACAACTTTGACATACTAACAAACACAGTACCTACTTACATAAGAGAGGATCAAAATAATGAACCCTACCTTATGTTTATTCATATGATTGCTCAGCATTTTGACAACTTATGGATATACTTCAAAGCAGTATCAGATAAGTACGATGCTGATAATAGATTAGACTTTGGTGTTAGTAAAGACTTAGTACGTTCTGCAGTTGAATCTTTAGGGGTAAAGTTGTACGACTCAAATCAAAATTTAGAAAATTTATTTTCTGTATTTACTGGTGAATCTTACCAATCAGGAAGTGAAGTAATTGACACCGTTGTTACAGCTACATCAGGAAGTGTTAACAGTTACTTACAACCAGTACCAAAGGATAATTACTTAAAAGAGATTTATAAAAGAGTTTACCACAATTTACCTCTTTTACTCAAATCAAAAGGAACAGAAAGAGGTTTAAGAGCTTTAATAAACTCATTCGGTATACCAAGTTCAATTCTACCTGTTAAGATATACGGCGGTATAAATCAAACTCAAACAAGATACACAGGTCAGTCATTTGTTACAAGTTCGTTAGATAAAATAAGAGTGGATAACACAGGTAGTTATGTAACTGGAAGTACATTATCTAGATATGTTTCAATAGAAAAAGTTGAACAAAAATATTCAGACGATCTACATACAGTAGAGATAGGGTTTGATGTAAGTGAAAGACTTAACCAATACTTTATTAAATACCTACCTACTAAGTTTAACATAGACGACTACATTGGAGA